GCGCTCACGATTGTTGATGGTGGATGCTAGGAAGCGCAAATCCTTTGTCTTGCCTGCAAACATACCGGCAGAAATCGGATAATTGTGACCCGTTGGGTGGTCTTTGATGATGTGATAATCAAGGCACGAATTGACCCAATCTTCGTGAGCAATGCGGTCACGATAGGAAAGACGGGCATCTACATCACGACAGATGACGGCTTCAAACTGTTCGTCAGAGAAAGCAAGATAGCGCCACAACTTTGCGGTGTGATTTTCCACTTGATCCATTGTGACAATTTGAACGCCTTTGATTCGCTCAAGCGTTGTTGTGATAGATGAATCAACTGACTTGCCTACATAGAAGCGAGTGACAAAGCCATCATCAAAAGGAAAGTATCGTGAAGCAAGAATGGCGTTCTTAATGGCTCCGATGGTGTAATTGGTTTCGTTTCCGTAGAGCGAAAATGAAATGCACTTCATTGACGCAAGGCTTTCAAGAGAACTTGGTAGTCTTCACTTTTCATATAGTTATCAAACATCAAGGCATCAAAGGAATAAACTTCGCGGGCATTGACGGCGCGATAGCCTTCATCCCATTCGGCTTTGCCTGCAACAGGGTGGAGATGTTCAATGATGACTCCTGGCAAATAAGCCAAATTGCCTAAGTCATTGCCTAAGGCTTTCCAAAAGTTGTCAAGGTAAAGGTGTTTGAGCTTCGGTGGCACCATGCCGCCAAGGGCGCGGACAATGGCAGCCGACATCATCACCGCCGTTGGCAGATTCTCCCCTTGCAACAGATCGTTGCCGTAGGAAAGCCCTGGTCGGTTGCCAATGGCACGCATCAAGGCAATATCCCAATCGGGTGTTCGTAGTCGGTGGTCATCGCCAATGAAGGTGAAATAGTCATATTCGTTGGCGTATTTCTTGGCAGCGACATTGACCGGATAGGCCATGCCACGAGTTTTATTTTCAATTTCAACAATGTTCTCAACACCGACTGCGCTTCGATAGTTGATTAGTTCTTCATCATCGGTGTCCACAATAAAGAGCAAGTCAGAGCGACAAGAGAATTCTTTGTGACATTTGAGAACTTCAATAGCGTTGTGTGGTCTGCCACGAGTAGGAACAAGAATGAGATTATTGTTCAGATGCACTGATTTCGCCCCCAATGGCGCCATACGCTGCTAAATCTATGAATGAGTCTATGTGGTCAGGTGTCTGCATCAAGCGAGCAATTTTGACCAGACATAAACACAAAGCGACCTGTGAAGGTGTTATCTCAGTTTCAAGATAAACACTCCACAGGTCTGCGATGCGTTGATGATTTGTAAGCGGGTCGCCATAGGTGTCTTGACGATCCGAATGAGTGAGGCGTTTTGCCTCATCTAAGATTTTCCCCCGTTGCATTACTACTTGCTTCCGCGACCAAACTCTGTCGCTTTAGGATCAATGGCCTTGAGTATCGGGCCAAGAACTGCCGCAGCGAAAGCCGCAACATAATCCTTCAATGGGCGAGATGGGTCGGCAAGATAGAGAGCGGCTACTGCGGCAGCTCCTGCCCTTGCGTATGTGCTACCGACTGCGATGAGTTTTTCTTTGTCGAGCATTTGCACTCCTTGAACTTAGGTCTGCCAAAGCCCACAATGAACACCGGCAGAGATGGCTTGAGTTTGCCACGATTCTTTTTCTTATAGGCGCGAATCTTACGCGCTACCTGACCGCCATTGCGCTGATCGCCCTTCGTGTCGGGCGCAGTGTTGCCTTCGATGGTGGTGACGGTGCCGTTGGCGTGGACACTCTCCACGATTCCTATGTGAGAGATACGGTCAATGCCATCGGCGGGGAAGTCAAAGAACGCCAAATCTCCTGGCATCACAGTTGCGCCTTCTGCATCCTGCCAAGTTCCTTCTTTGACAAATGCCTTTGCGCCATTAGGCGTGTAGGTGCAGTCAGGAATTTTCAAGGAGACTTGCTTGGCGCACCAATTTACAAAGGCGCCACACCAAGGTTGATTCGCCTTTTGATACTTCGTCTGATTATCGGCAGGGCCTTCAATGTAGCCAACTTCGGCGCCTGCAATGTGGAGAAAATTATCTAACTGTTTTGAGCACATTATTTCTTCAAGGCTTCTTTGACAATATCGGTTAGGAAATCAACCTTGTCTTCCAATGCAGAGACTTTATCTTTCAGCGATGATCCGCCATTGGGCTTGAGTTCGTTGAGATAATGCTTGACAAGCCATTTGACTCCAAGAGCTACCGAGCCAACGATGCTGAAGACGGCGACGAAAAATGACGCCCAATCCATTGCGCTCATGTGCCGATCACCAAGACTTGAACGACGGTGGTGCCTGAGTTGGTGACGCCATAAATCGGGTTGTTCTTATTCTGCAAAGTTATTTTCTCACCACTGTCCAATTCAAAGCCTGAAGTGGTGTTGACATCGGAGTTGCCAAGAAAGACCGCTTGACCACCGGCGGCGTGCAGATGCACTTCTTCGGCTTCGGCGGTGTTATCAACCAAGATGGTTGGACTTGTTGTGACGGTGACTTGACGGGTGGAAATGCCCACTGTGATCTCCTTGTATGACCCCGATGAATTTACTATGAAAGCAGGGTGGAAAGTTCTTCAGTGCTTAGACCAAGGCGAGCTGCGATTGCTTCCTTCTCAGCTTGTTTAGCGGCTGCGGCGGCTTCTTCGTCTGCCTTCGCTTGTGCTGCGGCTTGCGCATCGGCTTCGCGTTGTGCGATTTCTTCGGCAGTTAATTCGATTTCCTCAACTGCGCCTGTGCTGCAATCTACGATTAGTTTACTTGGCATTTCTTCTCCTTATGAGTTCTTTATTCCGTAAAGGGTAGCGGTTGAGTATTGGGCAAAATTGTTTGCATTAGGAATTAGTTTAATAGATGTAATTGCGGCACTATTCGACCACAGACCAGCATCTAGAATCGCATAAGCGGTTGTTCCATTGTTTTCAGTAACCCCATCTGAAGATACAGATTTGTTATTACTAGAAGCATAATTAGGAACATAAAATTCATTATTACAAAATGTAGATGCGGTGTCACCAGTTCCCGTAGCATTTCCTACATATACAGTAGAACCATAATTCGATGAACCTGTGGCTGAACCAGTTCCATAAAGCCTTTTAGAGCTTAAATTACTTGAAGAATTATTAAAGTTGATTAAAATTGCTTCATTACTGCCCGTCAGTCTTGCCGATATTTTAACCAATAAATCCGTATAAGTCGCAGGTATGCTTGTAAATTCTATATTAGCCGCCCCACCGCTTCCAACAGTTACAGTTGCAATTGCTTCATAAGTAGTTGCCATTATGCCGCCTTGATGCCGTATAGGGTGAAGGTTGAGCCAATTCCAAAATTGTCAGAAGCCGCTCGGACATCCAATCTTGTTATTGCAGATGTTGAACGCCATAACGCGACTATTCCATCAACACCTTTTGATGCAGCATTAGACCTAGTAAGCCAAGTTTTGAATGTTGTAGTATTTGCGTAATTCATAATATGTGTAGTGGAAACATAATCAAAAGTAGATTGTGGTAATCCATAATACCCCATTCTTACATTTGCAGTGCTTGTAACTCTTCCAGATAAAGCACTTGTTCCATTTGCACTCAAATAAGTATAAGAGTAATTTGTTCCTGTGTCTGAATTGACTCTTAGATAAAGGTCGGTATTTCCACCGGTATTTGTAGCAGCAATAACTAAAACTAAATCAGTATAGGTTCCAGGTATACTGTCAAATGTGACAGTTGCAGTCGCGCTTCCCAGCGTTGTCGTTGCTATCGGTTCGTAGGTTGTTGGCATTATGCGCTCTTAATTCCGTATAGGGCGAAGTGGGAGTATTGAACCCACCCGTCAGTTGTATCAGGAGATATTTGAATAGATGTAATAGCGTCTGTCTTTTGCCACGATACAGAATTTAGTGAAATTCTACCTGAACTATTCCTGTCATATCCGCCTAGACCGCGAACAGTTTTATATTTATTAGTGTCGGCATAATCTAAAATGTCTATGACTGTTCCACCATAAACATTGTTATCATCGCCACCTGCATTTGTGGGCATAAATGTTTGCACAATACCCTTCGATTGCGAACTCGCGCTTCCAACATCTACAGATGTTCCTCGCCCAAGAAGTGTATGATAAGAATAACTACTGCTTGTGTCTGAATTGAAAACTAACATTACATTTGAAAAATCTAAAGCAACAGTGTAATTATACTTTGCTATTGCTCTAATCTGCAAATGTTTATATGTGCCAGGAATGCTGCTAAAAGTTACAGACGCAACGCCCCCACTACCAACAGTAGCAGTAGCAATAGACTCAAAGGCAGTGCCTGCGGCTGCACTAAGTGAACGATAACCGAGTGCTGATCCGTTGGCGAAGGTCTGAAGTAAAGGTGACATCAATAGCCTTTATGCAAACTTCGTCTGAGTCTCAAGGACAGTGTAGGTCGGCGTTGCCGCAGTCTTG